GCGCACAACCATGGCGATCGCCGCCACCGGATCGTCTGGGCCCAGCACTGGCTGCTCGCCGAGGAAGATCAACTGGCCCGCATCTGTGGCGTAGCCATTGCTCTTGCGGATCTGTTCCAGCCGTCCCTCCAGTTTCTCGATCGCGACGGAACGGACGCTCACGGTTCCACCGGCACCACGATCACTCGATAGTGATCGGCGTCCACTCGCTCGGCTTCGTCGATCTTCCAGTCAGTCACGACCGAACCCTCAGAGGGCGCCACGCTGACGACCGTTCCACGGGGAACCTCGGTGAGGCCTTCGAGGGGCAGCGCCAGCACGCGACGGGCCTCGGCGCGGCGGAAGTCCGTTCCGGTCGGGTACTCGACGGAGACAGGCGGGAGCCAGATGGCCCGCGTCTTCACCGCACTCGCACTCGGCGGGACGACCGTCGCCGGCAGCCCGAACGCATCCAGCGCCGCCCCTATCGGTGGCCTGAAGTCACCCACGTTGGTTTACGTCCCGATCGTCACCTGGACTACGGCCCGCGGCCGGAGACACAGCGCGAGGGGATTCGACTGCGTATGGATTTTCATCCAGCGTTGCAGCTCCGCGTCGATGGCCTGCTTCGCATAGAGGGGCAGGCCCACGGTGTTGACCGTCTCGATGAAGTCGGCCGGCGCGAAGTAGGTCGAGAAGATGTTGGAGCCCTCGGGGAACACGTAGGCCTCGTCGTCGGCGATGAACGGCGTGCCGCCCGTCGAGCCGCGGTACTCCTCCCACGCCACGCCGGCGAACATGAACACGCGGGCGTTCGCCTGCTGCTGCAGCAGCGACTGCGGGTCGGCGTAGCGCAGCGTCTGGACGACGCCGAGGTCCGAGCGCAGCGTGTCGAAGAACGTCTTGCCGCAGAAGGCGCGGTAACTCGAGATGGGTTCGGCGCCCAGCTCGGCCTCGATCAGGCGCTGGATCGCGACGATCTCGGCGCGGAGCGCGTCGCCGTTGTCGGCCGCGTCGTTCGGGGTCACCGTCCCCGTCTGCTGCGAGACCCCGAACTCGGTGAACAGGTTGAGCATCGTCGAGCCGTCCGCGTCCAGGATCAGGCCCTTGATGGCGCCCGCGCGCAGGTGCTCGAGCGTCACCTCGTGCATCGCCCTCAGGTCGACCAGGCGCTCGTTGACGATGGCCTGCACGGCCTCGACCGCGTTCTCGCTGCCGAAGCTGCGCACGTTCTGGACCTCGTCGGCCAGGACCGTGCTCTCGCGCGCCAGGTGCGGGACCACGAAGCTGCGTGCCGTCCGCTTCGACGCCCCGATCGAGGACGGCGGGGCACCGCGCGGGCTGCTCTGGATCAGGGAGAGCCGTCCGTCCTTCTCCTCGATCACGACGGTCGTCGTGGTGATACCGCGGTTGCGGAATAGGCCGAGCTGCTCGATCCGCATCGGCTTGTGAGGGGCCTTCAGGATCGCGTCGGTCAGAGACGTGACGCTGAAGATGTCGCTGCGGAAGACGTCCAACATGGGCATGCTGATCTCCTTTTTTCCTTCTCGCTCTCGCTCAGTCGCGCGCGATGACGAACAGGGACGCGAGATCGGCGTAGGCGGCCGTCTTGCCGCCCGCGTCGACGCCGGAGTTCCACTGCAGATCGGCCTTGCGCACGGCCGCCAGGCGCTTCACGACGGTGACGGTGAAGTCGGCCGGGGCGCCTCCGGCCACGTTGTCGGCCTCGCCGTACAGGATCGCGGCTGCCACCTCGCTGCCGTCGCTTCCCGCGTTGTCGTACTCCACGTACTTCCCGGTCGCCGCGAGCTGCGCCAGGACGTAACCCGGCTCGAGCTTGGTCGCCGCGGCCACGGTCAGCGTGACCTGCTCGCGGCCGATCTGCGGATCCACCTCGGCCAGGATGAACTCGCCGGTGTGCTGCCCTTCGCTCAGAGACATTGCGCTCTCCTCTTTTTCAGTGACGGAGCCTGTTCCGCTCCGCGTAGACCGCCTGCACGTCGATCACGGCCTTGGGCCGAGAGCCCTGGTCCGGGTTGAGGCCCGCGTCGATCTCGACCCTGTCCACCATCCCGGTGACCTTCGCGACGAGCGCTCGAGCGGCGTCGAACGGCATGCCGCCGGAGATCAGCTCCGGCGCCAGGTCGGCGACCTTGAACTTGTCGCAGAGCGCGCGGATGCTCTCCTGGCGTTGCGCCTCGGCGGCACGGCGCCCCTTTTCTTCGCCGACGAGCTGGTGTGCCTGGGCGGGCGTGACCTTGTCCTTCAGCAGCCGGTTCGCGAAGGCGATGTCCAGGCCGGCGGTCGCGCACAGCCCGATCACGTCCTCGGGCTTTGCGGCGGCTTCGGCCGCGGGCAGCGCCGGGCCCGGAGGGTCCTGCGGGTTTTCGCTCTTGAGTAGAGCCGACACGCGGGCGGCGAACCGCTCGGGCACCTTCAGCTTCGCCATGGAGCGCGGATCGATGCTCGCCGCCGCCTTGAGTCCCTCGATCTTCTCGGTGGCGAGCCCGTTCGCGATCGCCTCGTCGGCGTCGAGCCAGCTCCCCTGGCCGTCCTCGCCCTCGATCAGCGCGACGATCTCCTCGTCGTTCAGCTTGCTGTGCCACTGGTAGGTCTTCACCAGCGCGTCCCGCATCTGGTCGAGGATTTCCGCGGTGGCCCGCATGTCCCTCGCGTTCCCGACCGCGACGCTCCAGGGGTCGTGCACCATCATCAGCGCGTTGTCGGCGATGCGGATCTCTCCGCCACCCATCGCGATGACAGAGGCCGCACTGGCGGCTAGGCCCTCGATGATCGTCTCCACCTTCCGTCCGCGGGTCTGTTCCGCGCGCAGGGTGTTCGCGATCGTCAGCCCGCCGAACACGTCGCCGCCTGGCGAGTTGATCCGCACCCTCAGTGTCTTGACGGTGGCTGGCAGCTTCGCCAGCTCGTCCACGAAACTCTTGGCCGTGGTAACGTCATCGAATCCCCAGAGATCGTCGATCCAGTCGCCGATCAGCCCGAAGATGTAGATGTCGGCGGAAGCTCCGTCGGCCTCCGCCTTGATCTGGAACCACTGTCGCTTCATGCCGCTTCCCCTTCCCGTGTCCGATCACCTTCAGCGGGATCACCATTGCCCTTGTCACCGCCATCGGGTCTCTTGTCGTTCCTCTCGTCCGGCGGTATTGGCGATGCAGCGGAAGGCGGCTCGGTGCGCCCGTCCGAGTCGTATTCGAGCCCGAGGGCGTCGGCCCTCTCGTTGTCCTCGGCCTGCTGCTGGTCGATCACCTGGGCGTCCTCGCCCTGCTCGCTCACGATCGCGGACCGCGAAGTGAAGCCGGACCGGATCGCCGCGCGCGCCGCCTCGACATCCTGCACGGGGTGCAGGTACGGCCAGCCCTGCGGCATCCATTCGACATTCGCCCAGGGCTGCGGATCGGCGAGGTACTCCGCCGGGATCGGGAGGGCGCCGCTCAGGAACACGTGATCCATCCAGGCGCGCCACACCGGCCGGCAGAGCTGGAAGGCAACCGTCTGATGCTGCTCGGCCTGGATCTGACGGCGGAACTCGTGCAGGATCACCCGCACCGTACGGTCGTTCACGCGGCTCATGTCCCCGGTGAGGACCTCGTACGGGACGCCCGTAGCCGCGGCCACCGCGAAGAGTTGCTGCCGCATGTAGTCGCCGTACCCGCTGATGACGTCGGGCGGCTCGGAGAACTCGACTTCCTCGCCGGGCGCGAGCTCCTGGAAGATCCCAGGCTGCAGACCGAGCACGGGCCGGTTGCCCTCGGTCGCCACGGGCTCCTGGCCCGTGATCGGGATGAGGCTCGAGGAATCCGAGGCAGGGTGCTTGAGGAACGCGACGAACATGGCCGCGAGCTGCTGGCGGATCAGCGTCGCGTCGTCGAACTTGTCGAGCTCGCGGAGCCGGATCAGCGCCTGCGTCAGGTGGGGGATCCCGCGGAGCTGGCCCGGGCGCAGCGGCTTGTAGACGTGGAGCACGCGATCGGCCGGCACGCGCCGCAACTCGCTCGGATCCCAGTCCTGCCAGTCGCCCGGACGTGTCGCGAAGAAGTAGTAGGCGACCCTTCGGCCGATGCGGTCGAACTCGATCCCGGCCCGGATCTTGTTTCCGCCACGCGCCAGGCCGTTGTGGCCGTGCGGGCACAGCTCCGGCTCTAGCACTTGGAGCTGCATCGGTACCGGCAGGCCATCCGTGGGCAGGCGGTCGCGGCGGCGGACGAACACCTCGCCGGCCTCGAGCCAGCAGCGGACGGCCTGCCCCTGCTGGCCGTACCAGTCGAGCGTGCCGTCGGCATCGCTGTAGTCCGTCCACAGCAGCCACAGCGCCTGGAGCTTCTGGCGGAACTCCTTGTCCTCAGCCAGCGAGAGAGGCTTCAGCCCGGTCCCGACGATGTTGTAGACGAGCTTGTCGATGACGCCTTTCGCGTAGCCGTCGTTTCGCGTGGCGACACGCGAGCGGTCGCGCAGGACGTTGAGGCTGTCGAGGATGCTCTGATTCGGGCCGAGCGTGGGGGCCAGCCAGCCGTAGGCTCGGCGAGTCGCGGACGCCGCCTCGTACACCGCGGCCCGGGCGCTCGTCGCCACGATGCCCTTCGCTGGCTTGCGCGCTCGGCCGCGAAGGCGGGCTTGCGGAAAGAGGGCCTGTTGCTCGGCCATCAAAGGCCCTTCTCCGCGTAGCCGAGCGACTGCTTCGGCCTGCCGCCGAGCAACGCGACCTTGCCGGCCCAATACTGCTGAGCCGTCATCAGCTCGTCCATCGAGCGGTAGGTGACCGCGCGGTCCGCGAACTGGACCGTGCGCTCCCCCTTGGCCATGGCCGCCTCGATCGCCCCGAGCGACGCCTGCGCGGTTGCGAGCGTCATCAGGCCACCGCCTCGGTCAGCTGCGTGTCGAGGTCACGCCACATCCTCGCGAGCGGGCGGACGTGCTGCGACGAGGCGATGCCGAAGACGGCCATGCGCAGCGCGCCCTTGACGTGGACGATCTTGGTGACAGCCGGGTTGAAGCGCTCCCAACTGGTGTCCTCGGCGTTCCACTCCAGACACGGCAGCGTGGCCACCTTCAGGCCAAGCGCTGCGGCCAGGCCGCTTTCGAGGATTGCACCCAGAGAGGCCTGATTCTGGCCGCCGTACCGCTGGCGCCATGGGCCGCGCGCTTCTATGTCGCGCAGGAAGGCCGCGTCCCGCTCAGACCAGGCGTCCATGAAGCGCCGCGTCGCGGGGCCGACGCGCACGGCGACGACGCCGGCATTCAGCGGGAAGCGCGAGCGCGACGCGTCGCGCACGGTGTAGGCGAGATCGAACTCGCGCTCCCATAGCGAGTCGAGCGGAGCCGTCACGAACGTGTCGGCGTCGACCAGCAGGATGCGCGCGCCGTCGTGCGCTCCTTCGACGAGGCGGCGCCACTCGCAGAGCTTGTGGTGATTCGCGGCATCGGCCTCGTTCCCGCTCGCGGCCCGCACGTGTGGGTCGATCCGGCGAACGTTCACGTCCCAGCCGGGACAGTGTCGCTGCGCCGATAGAGCCAGCGCTCGCGCGAGGCGCGGGTACTGACCGTCGCCGAAGAACACGGCCTCGAGCCGCGGGCGCACGGCTCATGGTGAGGCCGGTTTTCGGCCCTGCCCGGAGCGTTATAGATGTGAGTTAGCTAGGTGAGCTGCTGTAAAGAAATGACTTGACAGCTCTTTAACGACTTCCGCTCGTACCGCACCCGGTTCACCGACCGCGAGCCTGTCAAGCGGGAACCTGCCGCCACTCTCGCTCCCGATCCAGCGTCGCGACCACCGCGAGCGGAACCCACAAGAGCAGCCGGGGGTGCTTCCCGCGCCGGGCCCGATGGCAGCGCCCGCGATACGGCTTCAGCAGCAGCCGGACCATCTGCGGCGAGACGTGCCAGCGTTCCGCGAGGTCCGCCACGCACCACCAGTATTTCGTTGTGGTGGTGAGGGCGAGGTCTTTCATGGAAGCTGCAATCTCACGGTGGGCATCCCCTCCCTGCCGCGACAGGGGCAGTCCTTCGCCCGGGGCGTTTCCTTCGGCAGCTCGTCGCCGTTCGCCCTGCGCCAGTGGTAGACGTAGAGCCCCTCGAGCAGGTAGACCCGGAGCCCGGCGTCGCGCAGCGCGAAGTGCATCCGGTGGTCCACGCAGAGCATGCCATCGACGAAGCCGCCGACTCCGCTCCAGGCCCTCTTCGAGATGACGATCACAACGCCGCCGAACCCCATCGTGTCCGTGATGTCGAGCAGGGTTCGCACCCTCGTCCGCTCTGCACCGTAGCGCCGGTGTCGCACGATGTCGTGGTTGTCCTTGTCCCCCACCTGCTGCCAGCGCGGCGCGATCCGGTTCGTGACCGCGGTGAAGGCTCCGGCATCAGGCCGGAAGTCGATCGCCTCCCTCACCTGATGCCACCAACGACGGGTCGTCCACGCGGCGTCGTGATCGAGGAAGACGGCCCAGCCGTCCTCGGGTAGCAGCGCCATCGCCTCGTTGTAGGCCTTCCCGAGATTCAGGTCCTCCGCAAACGGCGTCATGCAGAGGATCACGGCAGGCGCCTCCTCTTCGTCGGATCACCCTGCGGGAGGCCGCGGCAGGGGCAGCCCTGCTCGGTCCGCCGATCGCGCGCATGCGGGACCTCCTCCGGTGGAGGCTTCGGTCCTCCAGTCATGCCGCGCCAGTGGTAGACGTAGAGCCCCTCGATGAGCCAGACGCGTCGCCCCGCAGCCTTGAGCGCGTAATGGAACATGTGGTCCACGCAAAGGAGCCCATCGACGAAGCCGCCGGCATCGCACCACGCCCTCTTGGAGACCAGCATCAGCACGCCACCCCATCCTTGCGTGTCCGTCACATCAAGCAGCGTGCGGGTCTTGAGGCGTGCCTCGCCCACTTTCCGATGCTGGCCAAGATCGTGGCGCGCCCGGGCGGCCTCTGGCGCCACCTGCCATCGGCTCGCCATGCGGTTGGTGATGGCAGTGAAGCACCCGTCCGGCTCCGCCGCCACGGCCGCTGCGAGCTGCCGGTTCCAGGCAGTGGTCGTGAACATCATGTCGTGGTCGAGGAAGCAGACCCAGTCCTCCGGCCCAACCAGGTTGAAGGTCTCGTTATAGGCGCGCCCCAGATTCAGATCCTCCGCGTAGGGGACCGCCGTCAAGATCACCGGACGGCCTCCACCCTGAAGTCCCGGCCGCTGGCGTACGTGTGGTATTGCTGCGGAAGCACGAGGATGGAGGACCACGGGGCCGACTCGCGCAGGAGGGCCACCAGTGTCTCTGGGTCGTATCCCCAGCTGTGAAGATATGAAGGATCGCGGTGTGCGGGGTCTCCGTAAATGGGCCACATGATCCGCTCGAAGAGGTGCCCCGACGTCGGGACCTTGTCGAGCCCAGCCAGAAGGCGCGCTGCGACCGCGATGTCGGGCTGCTCCAGCACCAGCGTCCCGCCCGGGCGCAGAACGTCGTGGATCTCCCCCAGCAGCGGACCCGCGTCCCAGCGCCAGAAGTGCTCGATGCCGTGGATCAGCTCGATGAGGTCCCACTTCTTGTCCCTCACCGCTGCCGGCAGCGGCGGGATCTCAGCGAGGATGTCCGGGGAATGCGCAGGGTTACAGTCGAGCCGCAGGAATCCGGCGGGCCGCGTGGGGCCGGAGCAGAGCAGGAGCTTCCTCACGGATGGACGTGCCGCGTGAAGTGCTGGTTGGTCGAGAGATCTACGTCGAAGCCGACCGGCTCGATCCCGTGCTCCATGAGGAGCGGCGAGAGCGCGGCTTGATCGAGGATCGAGAAGCGGAGGACGCAGTTCCACCACGCGTCCAGGAACGCGTGCGTGCGCGAAGCGTTGGCCATGAGCCAGAGCCCGCCCGCCCAGAGCTTCAGCGCCTCCAGGTCATGGATCCGACTGAAGAACTCGCGCTCGCGCTCCAGCGCCTCCGCGGAGTACCGCCCCGCTAGGTAAGGATTCCCCAGCTCGATCTGCCGCAGAACGTAGCCGTACTCCTGCGCCACCGTTTGGCGGTCGGGGTGCGGGACGAATACGGCGCGTGATCCATCAGGGGCCGCGAACCCTGACCACTCGGTCAGAAACTCGAGAGAGTGGAACTCGAAGCTCGCGTCAGCCCACGCTAGCCACGGGTAACCGCGCACCTCGGGGAGGTGGTGGGCCTGGCACTTGAAAAACTTGGCCTTGAGCCTGGGCTCGCTCGCTGGGTACGGAGGCACCAGGATCCTGGTCCACGTGGAGGCAGCTGAGCCGAGGCTGGGCACGTCGGTGTAGTAGAGCGCGTCGATGCCCGGGTGCGGCGGCAGCGCAAAGAGGGGATCGATGCCGCCCATGTTCGCCGTCACGAGCGCGATGCTGGTCCCCATCAGCCGTTCCAGTTCCGCGTGCGCGGAGTGCGAGGGGCCGGCTGCTGCTGTTGAGCCTGGGCGGGCGCCGCGAGTTGATCCCGCATCTGCCTCACCAGCCTGTCATGCGCGCCGCCGCTGATGATGTCGAACGCCGCGCGCGCGTAGATCATGGTGTCCCATGCCTCGTTCCGCGCGCCCTCCTGCTTCACCCAGCGCTCGTATGCGACGCCGTTCCGGTAGTACCGCTCGCGGTGCTCGACCGTGAGCTGGACAAAGTAGGGCTCGCCGAGGAACGAGCCGAAATGGATCGTGCCGGGCCCGCCGGGCGGGAGGGCTAGGGCGGCCGCCAGCTCCGCCTTGCCGGCGTCTACGTTGAGGCGCTGCAGCTGCACGGGGCGGGCGTTACGCCCGTGCGTCCGTGGGCTGATCTTCATCACGAGCGGCTCGGCCGTACCGTGGGACTCGCCCTTCGCTGCGAAAATCCGCCGATGCTGCTGCGCGACGACGAATGAATAGACCTCGTCCGCGAGGAAACCGCTGTCGACGCAGGTGCCGTGAATGCCGATCCTCCGACCGGAAGTGTGCCCGTAGGTCTCAGCGAGCGCTGCCGACAGCTGATCCCACGTCTCGCGGCGCCGCGGGTCACCCGGTACGCTCTTCCAGTCCACGACCCAGCGCTCGAGATGCTCGCCCCAGGCCACGACGTGCACCTCGATGCGGTCGGCCTGGACGTCGACGCCGGCCGTGAGTACCGTCGCCGGCTCCGGCACATCCACGTCGGTCCCGTAGTCCTCGCGCCGCCCAAGCAGGACATGAGGCTCCACCCGCGGCGAGTCGCGATCCTCCCAGCCTTCCGCGAGCGAGGTGTTGATGAAGACTCGCAGCGACTCGCGGCCCCGCGTATGCGCCGACAGGAATTTCCCCACGAGCTCGGGCAGGCTCACCCAGGGCGAGAGCATGGCAGGCACGTGGAAGCCGATAAGGCCGGGCTCCTGGGACTCGGCGGTCGCTCGCCATTCGCCGCCGGCGACGAGCGCTTGACGTCCCGACTCCAGAATCCTCCGGTCGCACCCGCCGTGCTCCGAGTTGGGGCACTCGATCCTGGCGCTCGAGGCGTCGCGCTCGTCGAAGGCGACACGCATGTGTTCCGGGTCGTTCCAGGTGACCCAGTCCTCGCGACCACACCGCGGGCAGGCGACAAAGTAACGGCGCTGGTCGCTTGCCTGGTAGAGGCTATCGATGCGCCCGCCCTTCAAGGTCGGGGTGCTCACGAAGATCGCGAGCCCGTCATGGAATGTCGTGACGCGGTTGACGAGTAGTTCGGCGGGGTCGCCTTCTTCCCCCACGACCGGAGGGAAACGGTCCACGTCGTCGCCGATCGCCATGCGCACGGCCCAGCGTGCGAAGGTGTTCGGCGTGTTGGCGCCGCCCAGGGCGAGGAAGCCGCCCGGGAACATCTTCAGCGCGAGCGTCGATTCCGGCCGGCCGTCCGTCCCGGGCATCCGCTTGTCCTGCACCACGGCCCGCAGCGCCGGCGTCGTCCGAATCATGTCGGAGAGCCGCTCCTTGCTGAACGCCTCCGCGGCCAGCGCCGTCGGGTGCACCAGCAGCATCGGCGCCGGCTGGTGCTCGATGTAATACCCGAGGATGTTGTTGAGCGACTCAGAGCCGCCGCTCTGATGGCACTTCATCAGCGCGATCTTCCGCACCCCGGGCTCGTGGACCGCGTCCATGATTCCCGCGAGATATGGGGCTGTCGCGGTGCGCCACCGCCCACCACGCGCAGCCGAGGCCTCCGGCAGGACGCGCTCCTGATCCGCCCACTCGCTGACGGTGAGGACGGGCGGCGGCGTGCATGCGAGCGACCACTCGGGAATCGGCGACGGAGCGAAGCTCACGGCTTCTCCGCATCGACTACACGCTCGAGGTCGAGCGTGTTCTGCCAGCGCGCCATCTCCTCTTGCGCCTCGCGGATCAGATCCGCCAGCACCGGCTCCGAGGTGCGCGGGATCACGCCCGCGCGGATGAGCCTGGACGGAATCGCGCGCAGCTTCGCCATCGTCGCCCGGATGTAGGCCTGGCCCTCCTTCACGACCTGCTCGCGCGGCAGAACCGCTCCGCGCTCGCGGGCCAGACGGAGCTGGTTCAGCTCGGCCTGCGATCGGTCGCGTGCGTCCCGCGGGGATTCCACGCTGTTGGTGAGCCGTACCCGCTCATGCGTCAGGTAGGCCGCCACGATCAGGGGCCCGGAGTAGACCGAATGGCGGCCTCCCGAGCCGGCCTGCTTCGCCCTGATGATCCCCTCGGACTCCAGCCGCGTGAATGTCCGGTCGCTGACAGTCAGCAGCCGAACCGCCTCCGGCCTCGGCAGGTGCTCGAGACTCCAAGATGGCTCGGCCGCGGAAGCCCGGGGCGCCCGCGTCTTGGGCGGATGCTTACGGCCGCGCACCGCACGTGCTCGCCCCGCCACCTATAGGGCCTTGCGAGGCGGTGAAATGCTGCGCCGCTCAGACCCGCTGTGCTGGGGGATCACGAGGGGCCCACGCTGTCTACGCGCACACGCGTGCAGTCCATGTCGATCGCCTTCTAGCGGCGGGCGTGGCCCCCTTAGCCATCGGCCCCCCCTAGCCATCGCCAAGGTCGTCCGAGATTCGGAGCACGTGGTTTGCACCGTTCGGGAACGTGGTGCGGACGCCGGCTGCATCCACGACTTCGCACTCGAAGACGTGCTCGAGGTCGCCCTCTTCGATCACCGGTAGCGAGGGGATGAATCCGCCCACCGTGTACGGGCTGGCCTTTGTGCCGGCGCCTGCACTACCCACATCCCAATCGCTCTCGATGGGATCGTAAATAGCCCAGCCGTCCGTGCCCGGCGGAGTCTCGATCTCGAAGTCGCGCTGAAGATAGATGCCGTTCGAGAGCTTGATGTTCAGCTTCCGGACGGTGCTTTCTTCCAGGTCCTTGGGTGTACCATCCGACTCCATTAGCTGCGCCCGGAGGCCCTTCGTATCTCCGCGTTTCAGCGTCCAGACACTCATCAGCTCACCCCCGTGTCGGAGCCATCAATCACCAGGCGCGTCGCCGATGCAGCGATGTCAAGACGCGTGGCCGATGCGGCAAGGATGCTACGCGTGGACTGACCCAGCTCGGCGCGGATCGGCGCGTAGACGAAGGAGAGGGCGGCAGCCGTGGACGATCCGGCGGCGGCGCCTGACGCGGCCGCCCTGGGAGCTCCTGCGGCCAGGGCCGTAGCAGATCCAGATGCGATGCCGGAACCGATGGACGTGCTAGCCCCGACGCCGTTAAGCATGGCGGCGCCGGACGAACTCGCCGCGGAAGACGCGGTCGAAATTCCGACGGCGGCCGCAGTCGCCGTGCCTGCGGCGGCTGCGTTCGATGCCCCTCCGCTGGCGCCGCTCGCCGTAGAAACACCAGCGGAACTCGCGATAGTCTCCGCGACCGAAGACCCGGCGGCGGCGGCGGCGCCCTGGCCAGCGGCGGCGCCAGCGCTTGCGCCAAAACTTGAGCCGACAGCAGGGGCCACCGCGGTACCGGGGGCCGAGCCGACGGCGGAACCGGTCGCGGCGCCAATTGCGGCGGCCGACGCCAGGCCGGCAGAGGACCCTACCGAAGCGCCCTCGCTGAGCGCCGATGCGGTCGCGGCGCCCGCAGCCTGCGCGGCGGACGCGGCGGACGCGGCGCCCGCGGCCTGCGCGATAGCAGAGCCGGGAGCGACCCCTGACGCAGCCGCCGCGCTCGCCCCGGCAGCGGACGCGGTAGCGACGGACGCCGACGCGCCCGAAACCTGCGCGGTCGTGGCGCCGACACCGGCCGCGGTACCCTGACCCGGAGAGGCCGCATCTGCCGCGGCCACGCTCCCTGCGGTCCCCTCCACGGCAGCGGAGCCAGCCGAACTCGCGGCGGCCTGGGACTCCGAACCTCCACCGGCGGAAACCGTCCCTTGGCCCGCGGAGAACGCGTCCGCCTCCGCGGAACTGATTCCGACCGCCGCGGCGGACGCGGCGCCGGATGCTGCACCCTCCGCTGGTGAGGTCCCTACCCCGAGGCCTGCGCCGTCAACCGTCGCCGTGCCCGCGGCGGCCGCCCTCCCCGCGGCGAACGAGATGCCAGTTGCGAGCGCGTCTGCCTGGCCTGCTGTGGTGGCCGCTGCGGACGCGACGCCGGCGCCAGCGCCCGTAACAGCGGAGACGCCATCGGAACTCGCACCGGCGGCCTTGGTTGCGGATCCCGACGCCTGGACGGTCGCAGCGCCGACAGAGGCACCACTGGCGCCAGCGGTTGCGCCGCCCGCGGCGGACGCCAGAACACTTCCGGCGGCGACCGCGAGGGACAGGGCGAACGAGGCACCGATGCTGGCTACGGTCGCGGCGCCCGCGGACGCGGCGACGCCGTCCGTCGTTCCAGCGGCGAGTTCCATCGAGAGCGCGACCAGGATGTGGTAGCTCGCGCTGTAGTTCGGCGCTACGTCGAAGTCCTCGGCGATGTCGAAGTCGATGTTCGCCGTGCCGGAGGACAGCGAGGCGATGCCGAACAGCACGTTAGCTAGCTTGTCGGTGGAGGCGTGGTTCTTCGCCCCACCGGCGCGCCCAAACCCCGCCGTGGGCCAGTCCGTCTCGGATATCTGAATGCGCGCGTACTGGCTCTTCGCGCCATCCCCGAGCGCGTCCGTCAAGGAGAAGCCGAAGATCAGGTGATCTCCGGTCGCCGTGACCGGATGCGCGTTGTGCGTCGCACACTCCTGGAAGGTATCTATAACCGAATGCGTGATCACGCCCGTGCTCAGGACCGCGCTCACGTCCTTGAACGCCTGAAGCCGCAGCGCGAACACCTTGGTGTCAGTCACGTCGTGCGTCGCGGAGCTCGTGTGGAACCGGCTCCGCGCCGTCGTGTCGGACGCGACGTTCTCGGCGAGGTACGCGGTGATCAGCGGCCTCGACTCGAAGGTGTCCTCGCCCTGGTACTGAAGCTCACCACGCGAGCCGCCCACGTCGAGGTCTTGAAACAGGTCCGCCGTCACGCTGTCGATCAGCCACTGAGCGAAGCCCAGCACCAGCCAGTCGTCGCCACCCGAGGGCAACGTGACCGAGGCTCCGGTCGTGCCGTAGGTCGTGGGCGCGTCGCCGCTGTGAGTCGCTTCCGCGTACCGGAAGTCACCCGCAGCGAGGTCCCCGAGCTTCAGGACGACGATGCTGAAGTCGTCGTACCGAGCCGTACCGGAGCTTCCGTTCGCCAGCGAGACCGAGAAGTACAAGTTCTCATTTGTGACCAGCGTGTGCCGCTCGAACCAGCCGTAGGGGTGAAGGCCCTGCGAGTCAGTCGAACCCGCCTCGCCGCCTGCGAGGGAGTCGCTCCAGTCGGCGCGCCCGGCGTACGTACTCCCGCGGCCGACTTGGAAGCTCATGTTGGTGGACGTGGTGCTACCGCCGAGCCCAACGCGGACGAGGATCAGGACATCGTCCCCGGCCGCGAAGCCAGCCGTTGTCAGGTCTGTCCAGGGAACGGTGTAGTTGGTCTGCTCAACCGGGGTGGTCGAAGTCGTAGTCCGCCCCGTGGCGTCGACCTTGCTGTAGTGAGTGATCGCGGCCAAATTGACCCCTCAGATCGAAGGGCGGGCCAACGAGAACTGGCCCGCCCCCCTCCCGTCTGCCTGCGGGAGGCGCGGCGCCGGCTTAGTCTTCGGTGACCGTGCTCGCCGTGGTGAGCCGTGGCGTGACGCCGTCGCCGCACACGATGTTCGGCGTGATCGTGCCGGAGTACAGGATCTTGCCCGCACCGCTCGCGAGCGTTCCGACGGCGAAGTGCGTGGCCGTTCCGCTTCCGCCCGTCCCGGCGGGGAAATCGATGTTCGCCGCCGGGCTCACCGACGCGCCGCTCACCGTCCAGCCGCCCGAAGTCCGCGCCACGGCCACACGGGCATAGCTCGTGTACGCGATCTCATTCGATTGCTGGTTGCCTGCCTCGCCCGGATCCGCCGTGTGGAGGCTGACGTACAGGTTGGTCAACGGACTGGTGGCGTCGTTGTCGGCGAGGTCGGCGATGCCCACCGCGTTGAAGATCAGCTGAAGCAGGTCGTTCTCGAAGACGTTCCCCTTACTCATTTGACTCCCTCCATGCGGCGTTGCCCGGACGCGCGAAGAACCACAGCACGCCCAAGAACGCCGCCACGAAAAATGCAAGGAGCACAAGCGCGAACCGGATCCAGCCGCCCTCTCGCGGGACAACGTCAAGCCCGAACGAGAGCAAGGCCGGGATCGCACCGTTGAGAAGCGCGACTCCGGCCGTCTGGACCACGAAGGAGAGGCGCTCCCTCAACGAGAGCAGGGCCCAGGTCCGCTGGATCTCGGCGGTCGTGCTCATCCCTTCGGTGCCGTCGGCGTCGCGTCCTTCGGGCTGCGCAACCAGAAGCCGAGCGCCGCGGTCAGGAACGTCGCGCCCAGCGCCGGGAGCATCCCCATCAGCTCGGGACACGCCCCTGATAGCTGCTGCATGATCGCGGCGAAGCCGGCCGCGGCGGCGCCGAACGCTGTGACCTTGAGTCCCCTCACGGCTCACCTCCTGTGGGCATCGCCACCGCGACCCCGATCCGCGTGAATCCACCCTCGCCCGTCACGTGGTCCGCCACCGCGGACAGCGCGCGCCAGAGCGGGACCTGCGCCACCACGATCCCGCGCACACCGTCCCCTGCAGCCTTGTGCCGGCCGGCCATGACGTACACGTAGCCGGCGCCGCGGCCCAGCCGCACGCCCGCGCCCCAGGTCCTCGGCGAGGACGAGTCGCCCTCGAGCCGCGCGGTGATCCCGTACACCGCCGCGATCCCCAGGCCAGGCCGCACGTCGTAGTACGCCCCGCCGTGAGCCTCGACTGACGAGTAGCCGTCGAGCCCGGCGTCGAGGTCCAGCTCCTCGCCAGGCAGCGCGGAGGCGTCCACGCGGCCCACCACGTGCAGCCCCCTGGCGACGTGCACGTTCGCGGCGACGCGCCCGCCCCACACCTGCTGCGTGTCACCGGACTGCGTGAGCAGCACGCGCCAGGCCCAGGCCCCAGCCTGCGTCTCCTGAGTGCTGGCGCTGGCGGCCAGCAGGACAAACGCGGCCGAGAGCCAAGTCCTCATCGCTTGCCACCCTCCTCGGGGCGCTTCTGGTGCCACTCCAGGGCGTCCTGCCAGGTCTGGTAGCTCTCGCCGCGCGAGGACACGAAGGCCACGACTGAGGCCCATTCCGAGGGCTTGAGCGACGTGCTCTCCGATCCATGTTCGATGAGCACGGATCCATCCTCGGCGCGCTGGAAGTAAAAGCCGTCACTCGCGTGATGGTGCGGGCGCTTGCGGTCGATCATCGCTTGCTCCCCATCCGCGACAGCGCGTCCACCACCATCTGGCGGAGCGACCGGATCTCCTCGTCAAACTCCCGCGTTGCCCGGTCCAGACGCTCGTGTAGCTCCCGTCGCGCTGCGGTCCCGGCCTCGTGATGCTCTTTCTCACGCTCGCTCAGCGCCCCAGCTTCGCCCTCCACATGGAACAGCCGCTCGATCAATGGCTGCCGCTCGGCCGCGAAGCGCGTGAAGTCGGCTCTCGTCTCGCGTGCGGTGCTCAATGCCAGCTCCGCCTTTCCGAGGATCTCCTGCAGGAGATTCCGCAGGTCATGGAACTCCCGCAGCCGCTCCTCGATCCGCCGCAGCCAAGCGGCGCTGAACACGTCCTCGTCTTGTGCGGTGTGAGGCTTTCGGCGCCGGCCCCGATGCTTGCTTGGCTTCGTGGCTGCCTCCCGTGGTGGCTGTAGAGCGGCAGGGACCAGAGCCACACCCACCGTGCCACGATGCGCGGTGGCGCTGAGTCGCTTGGCCTCGATGGGCACGCTGGCGCACTCGTGCGCCTCGGGCTCCCAGTGGGCTCGGCAATAGAAATTGAGGCAACCGCCACCGGGGCCAGAGACACAGCGATCCAGATCCGCCTGCAACGAGCAGCGAACGTAGGCGCAAACTCCGACCAGCACTTCACACGGCCCTCTCGGGGTCCGGCTCGACGGGCAGGCGCGGCCGATGCAGCTTCACCTTGCCGCGCGAGGTCCACGCCAGCTCGCGCGCCGCCTTGATTTGCTCCAGCAACAGTTGGCCGTCCGCCTCCGGCACGCGCTGATGGAGCAGGACGAGCCGTAGAATTTTGCGATTGAAGTCCAGCGCCGCGTGCGAGTCGCGGTCCGCGCGCTTGATCGCCCCGTAGGCCCACCACGCGAGGCGAATCCCAGCCAGCACGCCCGCCGCGATCAGCGCCGACAGCGCCTTGTTCGCCACGTCGAGCCAGTCGATCCCGCTCAGGACCAAATGCCACCGCCCAGCTCCTTGCGCTTGCGTCGTCCCGCGCGCTCGGCCTTGCACTTCAGCTCCGGGGACAGCGAGGACTCGAGCCCGCCGCGCCTCACGTGGTCGATCACCGTCTCCAGCGCCATGTCCTCCTCGGCCCTCCGCAGATGGCGCCAGGCCACGTAGCCGGCCCAGGCCAGCGACAACGCCGCGATCACGAAGGCGCCGGAGACGAGATAGTCAGCCATCAGTGCGGCGCCGTGTTGCCAGTTACGGGCGGCGCGTCGGTGTGGATGCGCCCGCCTCGATAGTTCATGGCCGTGGGCGCCCCCGGGCGGCGCGGCTTGCCCGCCTTGGTCTCGACCACGAGGCCTCCGGGATCAACGCTCTCGGCCAGCGCACCGAAGGCCACGCAGATGCCGACCAACGACAGCCCGAGGATCACGCCGGCCACGAGCAGCACGCCGCACGCGATGGCCGCCAGCGCGCGGACGAGCCAGCGCAGCGCCGTCACGCGGCGGGCCTCACCAGGCGGTCGGCTCGTCTCCGCCGTCTGGTCGCTGCCTTCCTCGCTCGGCGCCTGTCGCGCTCGACCGAGTCGGCCACCAGCCGCGCGGCGCTCGCGCTCGCCTCGTGGCGCGCGCCCTTCTTCAGCGTCCGCCACTCGGACCGGTAGTAGCCGCCGTGCTGCCACTCCGTGCGGCTCGGGCGGCGACCGTGACGCGCCTCGAACGCGGTGGCGAGCGCCCGGCAGCGGCGGCCGCTCACTTGCCGCCGATCTCCACGACGACCTTGATCTGCGTCGTCGCGTCGCCGGCGTTCTCGCGGATGAAGTCGCACACGTCGCTCGCTGCCGTGCGCGCGACCAGCTTCACCGGGAACTTCCCGCCTTGACGTCCGTACCGGAAGACTTTCTTCATCAGTTTCTCTCCCATCGACCATTGCGGATCCACCCCGTGAAAGCCGCAGGCACGTGCAGGCCGAGCTAGCGCGCAAGGTCACCACGTCCTCTCGTTGCAGCCTTGCGTGCCTGCGAACGGCTTCCCCGTCGCTGGGTTGACGAGCGTCGGCGGCGGGCACGCGAGCATCTTCGTCGGCTGCCCAGGAATACGGCCCTCGAACTGCACACGGACCGAGTAGCCGTCATGCACCACGGGCGCCGGACCGGCGACTCCGAGGCGCTTGAAATCCGGGGGCGGCGTCGGGCAGCCGTTCGGCAGCTCGCATTCGCGGCGCACGTCCGTCGTGTACCAGCAGCACGAGCTCTCGCCCGTAACGGGATCGTTCTCCTGCCGTTCGGTGCGCATCGTCCCGCCGAACCAGAGGACATCACCGGCCTGGACGTTGTGCCCCTTCTCCGCCCAGTCGAAGCAGCCAGGTAGCCCACTCTTGGCGTTGCGGCCGTGGCCCACGCACACGTCCTTGCCCTTGCGGATCACGCGTTCCCAGTAGATGCCTGCGTTCCACACGTGCGGGCAGCGCGTGAGGCACACGCCCCACGGACACGTGGTCTCACCGTGCAGCGGAGTCGTGGGCGCGAAGCAGCCGCCGGGCGGGCCGGGCGCCGGCGTCGGCGGAGGGATGCTCGGCTCCGGCGTCGGAGGCGCAGTTGGCGCCGGCGAGGGCAGGGTGGTCGGAGGAGGATCGGACGGTGGCGGGCTCGGCGGTGGCAAATCCGGCGGTGGAGTCGGGACCGGTGAACCAGGCGTGGACGGGCCCGGCTCCGGGGTCGGCACCGGCGAGGACGGAGGGCACGGGATCACCGCGCCCGTGCTGAGATCGAAGCAGATCGCCGGCAGCGGGATCGGGCGGTCGCACGCGGCCGTGATGAGCAGGGCGAGGACGACGAGCGGCAGCGGGCGGCTCACTTGAAGAGCGCCGCGCAATCGGCGCCGGTCCAAAAGAGATGGCCGGCGAGCACACCCGCCAGGAAGGGAACGACGGGGCGCTTCAGCGACGCCCGCCACACCGACTCGCTCAGGGTGCCGCCCGGCCGTCTCATCGCGGCCCACACGTCGTAGCCGAGCGCCAGCACGATCAGCACGCCCCACGCCAGCTCTGGACTCATGCCGCTTTCGAAGCCTCCCAGATCGTTTCCAACACGCGCAGGCGCCAGCCGCGAAGGAACTGCTGCAGGCCGGGCCGGCTCTGCACCAGGGCTTCGTAGCGATCGAGCCGGCGTTCCATAAACAGCGCGACGGCGCGAGCGCCCGAGTGCCGCGCCGCAGTCAGCGTCTCTGGCCCGAGCACGCCGTCCACGTCCACGCGCAGCGCCTCCTGCAGCATGCGCACGGCAGCGCTCACGCCCTGGTTGACTGCGCTGTCGAAGAGGCAGAGGGCCAGCGCAGCCGGCAGCTCATCGCCGCGAATCGCCGTCCAGTAGGAGACGCGGTAGATTTCCCGCGCCTGCTCCGGCGTCAGGTTGATTACGTCCACGTCCGGGTGCGCACGCTGGGAGATCCCGTACTTGGTGATCTGGCCGGGGTCTGAGCGATTGACGGAGAGCCCACCCTCGTGCTTGAGCACTGAAGCGACGGCGGCCTCGAAGGCGGAAGTCGGGAGAGTCACGCAGCGATCTCCCGGCCTGCGTTCCGCGACGAGAGGATCTCGTCTACCTTCTCGGCCTTCACCACCAGGAAGGGGCGAAGCGCAAGAAGGAAGCTCTGGGCTGTGGTGTTCGTGACGACGAACTGGTAGCAGTCCCTGAGCGCCCGCTTGTGGGCGCCAGCTCGGTAGCTCAAGCCGACCCAGCCGTAGCCGAAGATCTCCTTGACCTTGTCTAAACAGCGTCGGTCGGTGTTGTGGATCCTGGCGACCACTCGGAGGTATCGCGCACCATTCTTCGTCGCTCTGTATGGCTGAATCCGGCAGTCGCCTTCGCCGTCGAACAGACCCGCGACGTAGGCGATCTCCGTCGAGTCCGACCGGCGCGTCGCCATTTCGCCCCCCCGCATCACGCGCGGCCCCCCTCCAGAACGCAAAAAGGCCGGGTCGGCTGCCGTGGGACGCCAGCAGCTTTCCCGGCCTCATCCGAACCGGTTGGGACAACCCGGCTCGTCAGCCCGCGCCCTCTTTCGCTGGGGCGCTAGTTCCTAATCGTCAAGAATGGTGCGCCTACTTGCCGCCTTACGTCAAGGACTTCTCCCGCGTCTCCCGGCCCATCCGGGCGAACGCGCGCCCGAGCGCGTCAGCGGCGGCCACGGCTTCTGAAAAGCGACCTGGCTCATAACCTGGCTGTATAGCTGTGCATCACCTTCCACTCTACCACTCGGCCCTCCTCGTTGGTCCGGTAGTGGATCTCCTCCTCGACCTCGCGGTGCGTGTCGCGGATCTGTTCCAGCCGACGCACGAGCGCGCCAAGACCATCCGCCGGCAGCAGCGCCTCCAGGCGCTCGGCCATCGAGGGGCGGCGCGCTGGCTGGGGGGCGACGGTCAGGGCTTCGGCTCCGCTGGGAGGCCTACGATGGCCGCACGCACCGCATCAAATAGTCCACGGGCCGTCATTGCGCACCAAACCTGCGTGCCCCCTTCGCCAAATGGCTTCAGGCTGGCACACACCAAGCCCTCGGTCACTCCTTCCATGTACAAGTAGATGGTCCCGTAGTTGGTCTGAAGTTTCGTGTCGCCGCCGGCGACGAGTTGCTTGAACTCCTCATAGAATCCCACCGTCGCTGCCGGAACGTCATTCACTACGTTCATGTGTCCTACCCCCTCAGATTCAGTCTGAGGTGGTTCCTCCGAAGGTGCAATTCCCGGCGCGTGGACGTGTTCACACTGCGCCCTGGAACAGCTGATCCGATGCTCGCACCTCACCGCGGCCGACGTCGACGACGAGCTGTCGCGCGCGCAGCCGTTGGAGATACGTGTCCCGACTCGAGCGCTGGTACCCAGTGGCCTCGTCCAGGCGCCCGCGCTCAATGGCGCGCGGGTACGCGTCGGTCAGCGCGGAGAGGACGCGCCGCTCTCCCTCGGGGAGCTTGTGCATCCAGTAGTGGCGCAGCGCGTCGCCACTCGGCAGCGGTTCGAAGTCCGGGCCCAGCGTCGCCAAGCCCGCATCGGTGGCGAAGATCAGCTCGCCCCGGAACTCGGCCAGCCCCGCCGCTCGCAGCCGCTGCAGATACGTATCGCGGCTCGAGCGCTTATAGCCGGTCAGCACGGTGATCTGCTCCCGGGTGACGCCGCCTACGTGCTGGGCGATCGCCACCAGGACGCGGCGCTCGCCGGCGCCGAGGGTGCCCCCTCCCGCCTCGCCACGCGGCACCGGGCGCGTTTCCGCGGCGCGCACGGGGCTCGCGGACCGGGGCGGCGCGGCCGGGGGTTGGGCCGGCGTCGCCAGCCTCGCGCGGATAGCTGCCGAGATCTCCGCGGCAAGGTTCCGGATCTCCCGCTCCGTGCCCGTGAAGGCCTGGGCCCATTTCCCGAGCTGGACCATGGCGCGGTCGATCCGACCCGCGGCGGCCTCGAGACGCTTCACCTGGACGTCCTTCAGCGCCGGGACCTCGACGCGCCTCTCATTCGCTGGCGCCGCAGCGGGCTTCGCCTTCAGATCGCGCTCGAGCTCGGCAATCCGCCGGCGCAGCTCGCGGGGATCCTCGGCCTTCGCCCGCTGGATCGTCGCCGCCATCTTGGCGCGCAGGCGCTCGAGGTCGACGACCGCCAGCGCCTTTGGCTCCGTGCGCTGCTCTCCGTGTTTCGGAGTCGCCGAGGAATCGAACGTCTCGCGCGGAAGGATCTGCACCCGCTTCAGCCCAATCGGGTCGTCCTCTGGGAACTCCGGGGCCCAGACGAAAGCCTCGCCGGTCTTCAGCGTCGCGAGCTCGCCGAGAATCTCCTCGCTCTGCTGGCGGTACTTGATCCATTGGCGCACCGCTTCGACGTCCTGCGGGCCGATCGTCCGGTGCACGACAAGGATCTCTGACTGCGTCGTGATGTCCTTCGAGAGGGACGCGGGTCTCTGGGTGATCGCGGTGCCGCCGATCCCCGACGAGCGGCCCAACTTCCAGAGCCGCTTGAAGGCGCCGAGCATGTTCTCGGCCTTCTCTCCTCGCGGCGGCGACTGCGGCGCAAGCTCGTGCGCTTCCTCGAGCACTAGGTGGAGGACGCCGCCGCTCCATTTCTGGTAGAGCGTCTGCGCGAAGTCCACCATGAACTGGCTGCGCGCCACGCCGGAGAGGTGCTTGCACGAGAGCACCATCGATACCCGGTGCTCGCAGAGCACGTCTGCGATCATGGCGCCGCCGTGAACCTCGAGAGGCAGGTCAGCGTGGCGGCCGCCGAAGACATACACGTCGTGGCCCGCGCCGTTCCCGTCGCGCGAAGCCTTCAGGCCCCACCAAGTGTCGGCGATGTCCAGCACGACGACCGGCACCTTGGCATTGAGGAGCTGCTCGACCAGGCGCGCGGCCGTCGTGCTCTTGCCGCTCCCCCGCTTCCCCACGACCAGGAACGTCTGTGTCGCGGCGTCCACGGGAAGCGCGAGCGACGACGACAGGCGCAACCGCTTCATGATGCCCGCTTCCTCGGGGCTGGAATCGGCTTGGGCTTGGTCTGCCGACCGAACACGATCGGCACCTCCTTCCAGCCGGCCTTGATCGCCTCGGCGAGGCTCGCCTTCCACCTGGTGCGCGCGTCGGGTTCCGTCGCTGTGGTGATGCTGACGCCGGTCGCCGACTTCTTCCCGTCCCGCAACATCCAGCGGATCCGGAAGGGATCGCCGCCGAACCGGGGTCGCTCGCGGCGCAGCCACAGAAACAGCACCAGGCCGGCCGCGTCGGTGAACTTCAGCCGGTCGAGCGTCGCCTTCTCCGGCTCCTTCACCTCGACCTTCTCGTTCACCATCGCCGTCTCTACCTTCTCTCGATCGACCTCTGAGACGGCGAGCCCCTTGCTGCGGTCAACGATCTTCCACGTCTGGACGGTGTGTCGCTTTGGACAGAGCAGACTGTCGCCGATCCCGGGCTTGAGCTCGAGCCCATGATCGCGGCACACCCGGACGAAGCGCTCTTTGGCCATGTCAGGCCGATGCCTCGGAGCCCTTGCCCTTCCCGTCCGCCGGCGGCGTGACGCCGGCGCGCTTCGCGAGCTCGGCCAGGCCTTTCGCGGTCTGGTCCTTCGACGGCGAATGCGTCGCGCCGTCGGCGAACAGGTCGCCCTGCTTGACCTGCTCCTCGCCGTGGAGGATCTGCTCGTGCAGCAACTCGAGTTCGTTGTTCAGATCCTTCAGCTCGCCGTTGATCTCCCGCGTCACAGACCGACGCCTCTTCTCGAGCGCGAGCTTCTGGCCGAACTTGAGCTGGAATCGCCCGCGGCGCTCGTTGATCTCCGTGTCGTCGAGCTTTCGCCCGACGAGCGCTTCCATGCTGGTCTTGCTCGGCGGCTTGCCCTTGCCCTTCGGCTTCTTCCCGAAGAGCTTTTTGTCCCTCATTCGCGTTCCTCCTTGCTCCTGTATTTCGCCTGCAGAGAACAGGCCCGACCCCATCGCCACCAACGACGAGGCGCGCTCACGCCTTGACCGCGGCCACCTCGTCCTCGGCCACGATCTCCAGCGCCTGGGCGCGCAGGATGTCCACGCGCTCGACGCCAGCGACCACCACGGCGGCCGGCTCGATGTACGGCGCCGGCGCCGTTAGCCGCGGCACGCTGGCGACGGCAGCCTTGACCAGCTCGAGCCCACGTCTCGCCATCGCGCGGTCCTCCTCGCGCTCCTCGGGCGTGCGCCGCTCCGGAAGCAGTCCGACGACGGGCGGTCGCCACGCCCCCGCGTAGTCAAGCAGCGACGCGATCGTTGGGAACCAGCGCTCGTGTCGTACGGCCTCCCGCACAGCGTGCAGCCAGGGCGCGTCCGCGAGCTCGTCCAGGTGCTCGCGGTATAGCCCTGCACGATCGGCCTTGATCTGCGGATCGCTCACCGCGTCCGGCAAGAACGCCAGCTGCCGCATACCCTCGACCCACGCCGCGTCCGTCATCGCCCTCCCCCCGCCGTCCCGTCGCCCTTGAGCCCGCCCACTACCGCCGCCACCATCCCGGCCCGTTGCTTCCGGTCGCGCGCGTCTGGCGGTGGGGCGACTCGCGCTTCTCGATGCGCGAGGGCCGCCGAGCCGTTGCCGGCGATCCGCATGAACCGCTCGACGTGCTCGCCGTCGCGGCAAATCAGCGCCAGGTCGTCGTAGACCTCGCTGCGGTCGTTGGCCCCCATGTTCCACGGCGACGCCTTGCACCCGTCGACCGCCGCGATCAGCTGCTCCGGCGTGTAGAGCTTGAGCATTTGCCGGACACACCGCTCGCGCTTCGGCGTCAGCTGCGCGGGCTCGTGCCCCATCACGGTGCGCCAGTGGTCGAACACCCGGCGCACGCTCCCCCCCGGGGGGGTAGGGGGGGTACTCCGATCCAGATCCAGCTCTGATCCAGATCCGATCTGATCCTTATCTACTAAGGCTTCGGCTAGGCCGTCCCTAGCGGAAGGCTTAACCTCCTGTACTGGCTGTTGATACGCGGACGGGCGTCGCTGTGACGCCGGGCGTCCCTGGAAGTTAGTCCATGTGGCCAACTCGTCGCCTTCGTGCTGGTACCGAGAGAGCAGCCCCTCGCGTTCGTACTCCTCCAGCCAGGTCGTAACCTCGGCCAGAGTCACGTCGGTCCTGGCGCCGAACACCTTGCTGCAGATCCTGGTTGGGTCGTACTCGAAGCGGCCCCAATCGTCGGCGACCAGGAAGATCCACGGATATGCCAGCGCCGCGTCACGCGAGCAACGGCGCAGCTTCTTCGACTCCCACAGGCGATCGCGGATTACGTGGTTGCTCACGCGAGGCTCCAGGTTGATTCCTTCGCCCCGTACGGCCCCGGCCTCCGGTCGGCCCTGTGGTGCACCAGCAGGCCGGCCGTGGTCAGGTTCGTGATTGCCCGGCGAACCGAGGTCACGGGCAGGATCGGCCTCGGCCCTCTGAACGTCTCGTGGACGAACTGGCCCATGCTGACGATCGCCGCGTGAACTTCGGATGGCGTCCAGCGTGTGTGATGGCCATTGCCCTGGTCGTCGTGATACCGGAAGAACTCCAGGATCGCGCCCTCCTGCCGCTTGGCCTTGGCCTCTCCGGCGCTGACTTCCTCGACGGTCTGATGAGAGCGGACGTGGAAGGAGCGCGGCCGGTGCTCGGCCGGCTTCCGATCGAATAGTCCGAGCTGCGTCACCGGCTCGCCCTCGCCACCCCGGCCGCCTCAAGCGTCAGCTTTGCGCGGTGCACCTGAAGCAGGTGCGTCGCGACCCCGTTGAGCGCGCCCGCTTCCGTGCTCCACTCGCGCCGGAACCTGCAACGGTCGCAGGCGTAGCGGAAGGCTCCCGAGGCCCTGACGATGAGCGCCTGCTTCCGGACTCGCTCGCGATCTTCGGTCCTGATGGTCACGCCGGGATCTCCACCATCCGCCGATAGAAGCGCTCGACCCTGGCGGCGGTCCGCGCGAGCACTCGCCGCCTCTTGAACTGCAGCGCCGGCGTCTTGTACCCGAGCCGGCGCGCGATCTCGGCCTTCGGGAATCCCTCATCGAGAAGGATCGCGATCCGGCGCCAGGTGCGTCCGGCGGGCACGGTCCCGCCGCCAGCTACGGCGTCACGGTCGACCGCGAGGATTCGACGCTCGGTGTCGGCGCGAATACGCCTTTGCTCCCCGCTGCGGATCTTCGCCATCACGCCGATGGACACGCTCGCCGCGGCCGCCACGGACTTGTAGCCGACGCCATGGCGCGACAGGCGGTGCACGTGCGTCCGGGCCCGCGACGCGTCGGCCAGGCCGTTCCACACCAGGCGCTCGCGGCACGCGCGGCAGACGCCGCCCTTCGAGTCCTTCCGGAGGTGGGCCCGCAGGCGGCATGGGTCGCCGTGGACGCCAGGGCAACCCCGCGCGTAAACGCGGATCCGCTTCGAGCCGTCGGGGGCGGTCCAGAGCTGGGGCGCCGGCGTCGGCGGAGTGACGATCTCCAGCGCGGCCGCCTTGGCGCGACCCTGGCGCTGGTGGTAGTAGCGGACGTTGGAGCCCCGGCAGTCCGCGCAGCGGCAGCCGGTGACGTAGCGCGCCCTGGTGCCGTGCTGGTAGGCATCCGGGCCCGGCATGTGACGGGCCTCGCGCCAGGCGGCGGTCACGCCGCTGGCTCCTTCGAGATCTCGGCGGCCCGCAAGAGCCCGCCGGCGAGGACCAGGTCCATGAACCACGTCTGGTCCACGCGCCGCAGCTCGAAGGCGGTCGGGTTCTCTCGGATGAAGCCGAGCAGGCCCTCGTCGGTGAACTGCCAGGCGTCGCGTTCAAAGGCGCGTTGCTCACCGCCGTGACGGTGGCGCCCACGGAGAAGCCCCCTGCGGATCCAGCCGTCGATCGCGTGATGGTCCACACCGAAGCACAACTCGAGGTCGCGCAGGGTATAGCCCTCGCGGATCCTCCGGCTGATGTGCATGTGCTTGAGCTTCAGGACGACCGACGTGATGCTGCGGCCCAGGCGTTTCGCGATGTAGGCGACCAGGCGCGTCCCGGCGTGATCCTCGAGAAAGCGAACTTCCTCAGGCGTCCAGGCCCGGCGGTTCTTGGGGCAGGCCGTCAGGCCGAGGAGGGCTGCGCGCTTCTTGATCACCCAGCTCGGCCAGCCAAAGGTGGCGGCGATCGCGGCCGGGATGCCGTCGCGGCCCTCGTACTTGGCCTTAAGGATCGCGTCTTTCTCGGGCGTCCAGATGTAGATGGGCTGCTTCCCGCGGTGGCGCCAGCGGCAGTCGTCGCACCACCTGGCGTAGGGCTGCGTCAGCTTCCGCGGGCAGTCCCCGCAGCCGCGGGCCGGCCGTCTCACGGAGCACTCCCCGCCGGCTTCGGCAGCCCACGCCGGCGCCACGCCTCAGGACAGCTCGACCAGTGGCTGACGAAGCGCGGCCCGTCGTGGGCCTCGAAGCGCTTCAGCGCCTTGGCCAGGCTGTCGTTGTGCGCCTCGAGGACGACGTTGCCGTCGGAGCGGGGCTCGGGGTCGAGCGGGTTCTTCCGCCCCGAGGGGACCATAGTGACCCAGCGGACGGGCGCACTACACCAGCTGCAGCGCTTGAGGGGCCGGCCCTGGGAGTCGAGGAGGGAGTCGGCCACGGGTCAGAGCGCCTTCCGCTTGAGGATCCACTCGGCCAGCTCCGCGTACTCGCGTAGGTAGCTCCGCGCGTAGCGGTCGTCGATCGTCGAGGCCCAGGTCCAGCGGCCGCCGCGGCCGCGGCTCTGCAGCTCCGGCGAGATCGTGCCCATGCCGACCACGCGGGCGACTTCGAGCCCGCCCACGTGGACGGCGAGGACGTCCTTCTTCCTGATGTAGCGTCGGGCCACTGGTCAGCGCTTCTTCTTGGCTGCCTTCTTCGGCTGTTCCTTGGCCGGCCCCGAGGCCTCCAGCGGCGCGACCTCGTCGAGGATCTTCGCGACGTCGATGCCGAAGGCCTTCGCGCGCTTCGGGAAGTCGTCCCACGCGCCCCACTCTCCGGCCTCGCGCGCGAGGACGAGGAAGGCGGCGTGCCGGACCAGGTCCTCGGCGGTGGTGCCCCGCGCGACGAAGCGGATCGCGGCCTCGCGCTCCGGGCGGTGGTCGCAAATGGAGTCGAGGACGGTCTCGCCGAGGAGCCCGGCTGCGCGTGCCGGCGCCTTCTTCACCGCGGCTGCGATGGCCTCGAGGATCTTGGGGGCAGCCTTCTTCCACCTGTCCTGCTTGGCCAGCTCGATCGCCCGCTCTCGCTTGCGCTTCTCCTCCTCGAGCTTGTAGCGGTCCTCGCCGGTGCTGCCGCCCTTGGTGGCCGCGGCCGCGCGCTTCTGCGCCTGGCGCTGCTCGGCCCCCCAGTGGACCTTGCAGCCCTTCTTGTCGGTGCAGACCTTGAAGGCCTCGCCGCGGCCGGGCCCGACCACGATCACGCCCGTCACGGAGGAGTCGCACAGCTTTGACTTCCCCTTCCCATCGGCGCGCCTCCACGACATGGGCCCGTACGTCCGCTCTCCCTCGACCTTGGCCTCGGGAGTGACGTAGTGGTCGTGGGTGATCGGGATGATCTTCTCGGCCACCTCGCGCGTGGCGGTGAGCGTGGCGGCCGTCTCCGGAAAGAGCATCGGCTCGACCTCTTCCCGATCGAACCGGACGTTCTTGTCGATCCAGCCCTGCAGCTCGCGCACGCTGACTGGCTTTACCGCATCGTCGCGACGCATGGCGGTCGCCGCCGAGCGGTCCTCGTTCGGATCCCACAGCAGCCGCTCGTGGTCGAAGAGCGCGCCCCGCTCCGCGATCGCCCGCTTCTGGTCCGCGGGCTTCAGGCGCGCCAGGATGACCGCGTGCCCGGCCTGGATCCTCCCGTCGTGGAAGAGGGCTTGCGCCTCCTTCGTGAGCGACAGAAGCTTCAGCCGGTCGTAGACGTACTGCACTGAGCGGCCGACGCGCGCCGCGATCCGGGCGACGTCGTACTTGGCCTGCGCCATCAGCTGCCGGTAGCCCTCGGCCTCCTCGAGCGGATGCAGGTCGGAGCGCTGCAGGTTGTCGATGATCATCAGCTCGAGCGCGGCCTTGTCGTCCAGCTCGCGGACGATTGCCGGCGCCGCCTCGAGGTTCGCCGCCTTCGCGGCCCGGTAGCGGCGCGCGCCGGCGAGGATCTCGTAGCCGCTCCCGTTGGGCCGGACGAGCAGCGGGTTCAAGATCCCCTTGTCGCGCACGCTCGAGGTCAGCTCCTCGAGCGCCTGCTCCTCGAAGACCTTGCGCGTGTTCCGGGGGGACTCCTTCAGCTGACCGATCGGTATGGATTGAAAGACCGCGTCCATCGGCAACCTCCTCAAACCTGGCGCTTGGGACTTCAAGGAAACGAGCCCAGCGGCCCCACGCGCACCTCGACGTAAGGCGACTCGCCCTGGGCGCCGATTGCCTTCGTCACGAACAGCTGCGCGATCTGCGCGTCGTCGGACCACAACACCCCGGTCCCCGCGTCGAGGACGGCCTTGCAGACGTTTTCGGCGTCTGGTCGCTTCGCGTGCCAACGCCGCGGCCACGGGTCGCGCTTCCGGTATTGCGAGGGCGGGCAGCTGAAGATGGCCAGCAGGTGCACCTCGAGCGGGCCCACCGGGTGCAGGATGGCTCCGCCGGCCAGCGCCTGGACCATGACGTCGCGCGCGGCGGCCTTCCAGTTACGGCTCTTCTTTGGGTCGTAGGTACGGATGAAGCCCTGCGGCGTCTTGAACGCGCGCGGCCGGCCTTGTCCACAAGGCTCCCCAGGAATGCGGACGACGAACGTCGCGACGGCGGCGACCGGCGCCGGGCTGCTCACGCGGGCGTCTCCGCGGGTTCCTCGGTGATGACATTGAGCGGCCCCTCAGCTACGCGCCCGATAAAGGCCTGGACGCCGCTCTCTTTCAGGGACCGGCGGAGGTGGTCGAAGTGCTCGCGATCGAGGGCCTCGGCGCCATCTACGAAGACGACCGGCAAGCGCAAACCCTTGGCACGGAGGACCGCCACCTGGACGGCGATGTCCACACGCTGGGCGGTGTTCAGGTGTTCAAACGGGATCCCCCCAACGCGAATGACCTTCTCCTCGATCGACAGCCCTGGGATGGGCAGGTCCTTCGTGAGCTGCCGCCGGTGCGCGTCGAGGGCGTCGATCGCTCTGGTCAGGCGCTCGCTCTCGGCCCCGAGGCGCGTCGCTTCCTCGTCGAACTGCCTGGCCTGGTCGTGCAACGCGCGCGCCTTCGTCGACACCTCCGCTTGCGCGCGCAAGACCGCAAGCCGCTCTTGGCCAACGCGAAGGGTCTCGCGGTGGCTCTCCAAGCGCAGGCGGGCCGCGATGCGGTCCTCGCGAGCCTTCTGCACCGAGGCCTGGGCCGCCCTGGTGGTGGCATCTAGGCCGTCTTCGCCGGCCGCTTTCCGGACCTGGATCTCCCGCTCGAGCTCGGCGAGCTTGGCGGCGATCTGGCGCTCCGCCTCGGCCCGGATCTCGGCCGCGGCTGCGTCGTGCTCTCGGCGCCGCTTCGCCGCCCATGTCTTGAACTCCCCCGAGACGCGCTCCACCTCGAGCTGCTGATTCGCCTGCGCCGCCTGGATCGCCGCGGCCTCGCCGGCGTCGGCCTCAGCGTCCTCGCGGGCGATCTCCGCGGCCAGGTTCGTGGTGGTGGTCTCCCCCAGGGCGATCTGCTCGGCTGGGTCCTCCGGGATCGTGGCCGGTGCGTTTCGGCGCGTCTGCTCGGCTGCCGCGGCCTTTCCCTTCGCATCCCGGTTCACGCCGGTTCGTGCCCGGAAGACGGCGTCCCGGATCAGGGCCAGCTCCTCGAGGGGGTGAATCCCCATTGGCAGTGGCGGCAGCTCCGTCGCGGCAACGCCCATCTCGGCGAGGAGCGCCGGCCGGTCGAGTCGGAGCGGCAGCGCCTCGAGGAGCATCAGGGCGCGCTCCTTGTCTGGTGCCATCAGGAACCTTACGGGGTTGGCGCAGTCGGGGTCGAACAGCGAGGCGAGCCAGCCCTGGGGCCGGGGCACGTCCTCGAAGCCGGCGGTGTCACCCACTCGCGCGCGGACGCGGAGGCGGTCCCCGGTGCGCTCGACCCGGTACGCCTCGTGGCCAGCGCCCTCGAGGACGAGCACCACCTCGGGCTCGGTCGGCTCTCCTGAGGGGTCGACGCGCGCCAGGCGCGCCAGGTTTCCGCCCGCCAGGGCCGCCTGCACTGCCTGCAGCGCGCTGCTCTTGCCGCTCCCGTTCGCGCCCTCGAGGACCGTGATCTGGCCGGGCTGGAGCGCGAACTCGCGGGCACCCAGGACGTCCCGGATCGTGACGGCCACGACGCGCAGCTCGGACACGCAGCTACTCCTCGAGGCGCCGCTGGCGGCAGGTGCTGGGCGCCTTGCTTCGCGCCTGAGCGCCCGCCGCTCCGGCGAGCGCCCGGACGGTCTCCTGCGGAGTCGGCACGTCGTCGTCTGCGCCAGGCTCGCGTTCCGCCGTGGCGCTGGCGGCGGCCGGGGGGGCCGGGGGCGCGGCCGCGACGGTCGGCGGCGCCGCAGTCTGGAGCTTCTCGGTCAGAGCGCTGAGGGTCGCGGGGGCGGGGGCGCCGTACGTGCCGTCCGCCCCGCGCTCGAGCGAGACCGTCTCGCGGACCTCCTCCTCGGCCTGGATCCCGATCATCGCCTCCGGCATATGGCGGCGCGCCCATTCGCGCGCACCCCGGTAGGCGAGCATCTGATCGGCCGACTTCTTCCACTGCTCGTTGTTGGTCGCCCAGCCCTGGACCGTGCCCTCGATCTGCCGCTCCTGCTTCTCGCCCTTGATCTGGGCGGTCACGACCACGCGGCGCGCCTGCCCATCACCCGAGTACGTGTAGTCGAGGCGCTTCTCGATCCGCCGGTGGCTGTTGACGACGGCCGCGATGAGCTTGCCCTCGTAGCCGAGCTTGCCCTGGAGCACGAACGTGTGTTGCGCGACCGCAAAGGGGTCCATGCGCCAGCGGAAGGCTTGGGCTGCGACGAGCGAGCAGTCGGCCACCTTCCCCTTCAGATGATCCGGGACGAGGCCCGAGGAGCTCATCAGCTTCGCGACGCGCTGTAGCTGCTCGAACACGCCGCCGTCCATGTAGAGCGAGACCGGATCGTCGGCGTCGAACTCGACCGGGGGTCTCGTCGATGCCGGGGGGGGCAGCGGCGCGGTCACCGTGGGGAGGTTGCCCTCCGGCGGCGCCGGGGCCTCGAGCTCCGCGGGAACCTTGGGGGCGTTGGTGGGAGTGACGGCGAACGTCTCGGACATCTTCGACCTCCTCCTCCTACTTGAGTCGCAGCTGGAGCTTCGGCCACCAGCGACGGAGCACCCTAAAGCTCGTCGGCTGCACCGTGTATCCGCCTCGGTTGGTTTCCTTGAGCGTGAGCACGGACCCGTCTGGCAGTCGCCCGTACGATGCGAATCCCAGGCGCGCGCGCAGCCTGTTCTCCGCCTCTTCCTTCGTTTCCTCGGCGGAGTCGCGGACGACTTTCGCCGCATCCCACTGCGTCACGATGGAGAGTGCTTCATCGTCAAGAGGGATCGTCTCGCCATCCGCGTGCGCCCACAGACGGCGGATTGCCTCCGAGGTGCCCGGAAGCGCGTCAGCCTCGGGCGGGTCGCGGCGCTGGACGCGGAGCCAGAACTCCTCGAGCTTCGGCAGCGCGGCCGCCAGGAAGGCGTCGTCGCGCTGGACGTCGCGCCAGGCGAGAGCGATCCCCCCGATGAGGGCGACGAGCCCCCCCCACTGCGCGCCCGTGCACGCCATCTGCACCTGCACCTGGACCACGTAGTGCAGCGGCGGGTCCTCGCGCCACTCCGCCGCCTTGAACCCAGCCACGGCCTTGGCGTCGAGCGGTCCCGTCCTAGGGCCCAGCCCGTTGACGTGCGAGCTGTAGTTTCCGGCGGGGTCGGGATGCGCCGCGCTCCCCGCGGTGACGCGGTCGAGCGTGCAGCCGAGCCACGTCACGTCGGGATGCCGCTGGATCTCGTGAGCGCCCAGGTCGACGACCGGCCGACCCGTCTCCTCCGCATACCAGTCGGCGATCGCGCCCTCGACCCTTCTGCCCCACTTCATCCAGGCCGTCTGCTCCTGCTCGATCTGCCCCACCTTCGAGGCATAGACCGCGAGCGGGCCGCGGCGCGGGTCGACCCCGAGGACGGCGGCGCAGTCGCTGGCGGTGAGGAGTTCACGGCGGGCCGCAAGCCAACGCTCGCGCGCGTCGAGCTGGACGGCGGGGCTGCTCAAGCGGAAGGCTCCTGGCTGGCCAGCGCTACCGCCGCCTCACGCTGTGCACAGGGGCGGCAGTAGTAGCGCCCGCCATAGGTGACGTTCGTGCCGGCCCTAGAGACGGGGATCTCGGGCGGGCAGCGCAGACAGCGACCGAAAGATCGCCCGCCCTGGACGGGGCCAAGCCCGGGGATCTCCGCGGGCCAGCCGCCGATGAGATTGTGTGGCTCGGCCATCAGCGCGCGTCCTCGTCTGCGAACCACCACTTCGACTCCTTGGGCCACACGCTCCGCAGGATCGGCTCCACTGTCTCCAGCGTGGCGACGGCCCGGTCGAGGTTCTGGGCGCAGCTCGAGCTCTGGCGCAGGGCGTAGTTCAGGTCGCGCTCGTCGAGCCAGTGCTCGCGGACGGCGCCGACCGCGTAGCCCGAGATGAACATGGCGAGGGCGAGCCAGAAGGTCCGATCGCGGGCGGCGTCGCTCATGAACGGCCCTCGGCGGTTTCGGGGGGCGGGCCGAACCCGGCCTTGCCAGAGGCACCGTCACCGCGGGGTGCGTCCTCCCCACGGCATGACGCGGCCAGCGCCAGCGCGCCCCGCAACTCGATCATCGCCTTGCAGACGTCGAGCGTCGCCAGCATCAGCTGGATGGTGGCCGCTTCCTCTCGCTCTCGACGCGTTGGCCCGAAGATCAGATGGCGGAGGCTCACGCCTGGAACCTCTTGGGGGAGATGGGGTCGGGCGGGTCAGCCTGGCGCAACGC